GATAACGTATTTAATGTATTTTGTTTTATATTAATCACCTCCTAATGAAGCTCCTGTTGATATTTGTAAGTCTAATTCTTGTTGTGATGTCATCTGACTGCTTACTACATAAGCTTGAACAGGTTCTTGGAATTGACTACCTACTGCTTGGGCTAATTGATTAGTTCCTGTAGAACCAACTAAGTTAAAGTCAAAAGTTCTATCTCCAGCTCCACTAGCTCCTGCTGAAGTAGTTGTACCTCCATCTCTTTTAGGTGTCGGTGTGTTTAGTATCTTGTTAACATTAGAAAGACCCATAGCTGTTACAAGAGCTGCTTGAGCTATATTCCAAGGACCATAAGGTTCAGCTCCTAATGCAGCTACAGCAGCTTTTCTAGTGCTCATTAAAGTTGCTGCGACAGCGGCAGCTTTACCTATAGCACTACCTTTTTCAGCTATTGAACCAATAACTTCAAATCCATATTGAACAATATCTAATTTAGCTTCTTCAGTCTTTTCAGTTAATACTAATTTATCATTATTAAATTCCTTTTCTGCATTTAGTTTTTGTTTTAATAAGTCCATGTAAGACTCCTTATCTCTAATTCTGTCTTTTATTTCTTCATCCAGCCAATATACTTTCTGGTCATATTGAGCCTGAAGTAATATACCTTCTGCATTTAAAGCGTCAACTCCAGCATCTTGAGTCATACCAAAAGTAAGAGCCCGTATTTCTCCAGCATCAACTGCTTCTTGATATTTTCTAGTAGATTCTCTAGCTATTTCTAATTGAAAATTAAATCTTTTAGATGCTTGAGTTATTGTTAATTCAGTTAAAGCATCTTGATGTTCCTTTTCTGCTTGTAATTTAGTTTCATTAAAAAGAGCTTTTGCTTCGGCTATCTTAGCCTCATCTTTAGTTGTGTTTAAGAAGTTCTCTAATCTAAGCCTTTCTTTTTCCATAAAAGAGTCATGCTTATTTTGCAAATCTTCCCTTTCATATTTCTGTTTTATTTCTAATTTCTTAAACTCATTTTCTTCTGTAGCTAATTCATCATCTCTGTTAAATTTAAGTATCTCTTTTGAGAAATCAAGCAGTCTCTGTTTGAATGATTTTACGCTTCTCGCACGTGAACCTTTAGTTTTTTCTTCTTCTTTATTTGTTTTTGCTAATAATAAAAAGTATTCTTCAGAGGTTTTATTATATTTTTTTGTCGCATCGTCTAAATTATTAGTCGTATCTTCTAAATTATTTAATATTTGTACTCTATCCCCATTCTTTGTGATAAAATCATCGGCTGTCATTTTATCTATTTTTGCTTGAGTCTCTGTTTGTTCTATTCTTAATTCAAGCCTTTTGTCAAAGACTTCATCTAGCTCCATTTTTTTTAGACCTATCTCAAGTTCTAACTCTTTTTGTTTTAAGAAATCCTTATTTATTTTAGTTAGCTTTTCTGTATCTGTTCCAGCTTCTTTTAATTTATCAGCTAAATCTTTGTCTAACCTAGAAAGTCCTTTAATAATTCCAACTCTCTCTTCTAAAGACGTATTTACATCCAATAAAGCTTCATCATAAATCTTTAGCGTTGTTATTTCGTCAGTTAGAGATGAGTTAAATTCATTACTAGCTGATTTAGCTTTCATGCTATTAATTTCAAACTTCTCTAGTAAAGCTATAACACCTTGAATCGCTAACAATATACCTAAAGGTCCTAATATTGTTGACCCCACTTGTCTTAAAGCTCCACCAAAACCAATAGCTTTTTGGGTTGTTTCATCAACCTTTCTAGTCATAAACAAGAAGTTAGACGCTAACTGAGAAACATTGTTTGCCATACCTCTAATTCCATAGTTGGAATCTGATATAGCTCTACCAAGCTCCATTACTGTTGCAGTAGCTCCACCTGTTGCCCCTGAAGCACCTCCTCCTCCTTTACCTTTACCTGCGTTTTTAGATAGCTTTACTAATTCACTATTTAATTCTTTAGTGCTAAGAGTAACATTGTCCATAGAAGCAATCGCTTGACCACCTTCTACTTTTATTACTATGGTTTTTACTGTTGATGAACCTGTTGCCATTATTTATTTCGTTTTATTGCGTTTTTTAATTCTTTCCAATTAGTAGGTGCTAAATATTTGCCTTTAGCTATATCTATATCTTCGTCTTTGACATCCCAATCAGATGTTCCTAATAAATCTATTATCTCTCTTATCATATTACACTTCGTTTATTAATTCTAATGTAGCCTTACCAGTATTTATATTCATTTGTATCTTATTTATCTTATAAGTTCTACCTGATATAATTAGTTTGTCGTTTAATTCTAACTTAGTAACTAATCTTAAAGGTAATGTAGCTTCAAACTTAGATAATCTTGACTTTTCGCTGTATATAGGCACTATATAGTTAAAGTAAAATGTCTTAAACAAGCTAACTGTATTCTCACCTTCAAAAAACTCGTCAATCTCAGAACCAAAGTTAATTGTCTGTAGGTTACTGCCTAAGGTGTTAGCAGGTTTAATATAATCTGTTACAGTCTGATGTGAGTTTGATGACACTTCTATATTTATAGGCTCTGAAGATGTGTTTTGCTTATGACAATAAAAAACCAAAGGCTTACCAAGTGCTGTATTTTGGTCTTTACTAACCATCCATCCCCATTGTATATTTGTTTGGTCAGTACTGTCTGTTTGGTTTCTCATTCTTTCATAAAGAACGTGCTCAAATCCTAGTTTAACTGTATATGTTCCTCCGTCAAACGCTAAAGGACTGCTTATGTCAGAACTTCTATTGCTTAACCTTTCATTTCCAAATTCATCATTAGTAATTTCATTACTGTTGACTATAGCAAAAGTAGATGCGTTTTGATATTCAAAATCTATCTTAGAGAATAAATTTGCTTTATCTATATTATGTTTATCTGCGTGTATATACTCACTAATCTCATAACTATTTCCTTCTGCATAAAAATTGTCTAATGTCCTTACTTTTATTATCTCTCCATCATAAAAAGCAGTTAGATTAAACATCTTAAATATAGATGTTAAGAAATCTATTACTTTCATCTTAGGCATATTGTCCACTACATCAAGACCACTAGATACAGGAATGTCTGCTCCGTTGTTGTAAGTATAAGTAATATCGGTAGTCGTGGGAGTTGCTGAGTTTTGTTGTTGTACAATAATTATTTTTAAACTATCTATAGATACAGCAGTTATTCCTCCTTGAGTTCTTATTTTAAATACAGGAGTAAATGTTTCTGTACGTGGTTGACTACCAGATACAAATAAAGAAAAACTTTTTGTTACTGGCGTATTATTTCCAGAGTGTTCGCTACTACCTATTGTTGCTCCTGATACTGAATCTAGTAATTCTAACGTGTATAATCCTCCCCCTGTAGGAGTTACCGTAACTTCATATATAAAAGAAGTCCGAAGAATACCTCCTCCACCGAAATTTAATATAGAACCTATTAATGAAGTGTTTCCATTGTTTCTTGGGTCGTTTTGAGTTGCTGGAGCTAAAGTATAATCGTTTAAATAAATAGGGACAATCTTTTCTGATATTTGCGAAGCTAAATCTCCTTTTTCTCTATGAAGCCATAAATATAATTCATAAAATGAAGCGTTAGATGTACTAAAGAAGTCATTTGTTCCGTTTTTAGAGAATGTAATGCCATATTTATCTTCTATACCTAAAATTATATGATAAAGTCTTATTGCAGGTTTTAAGTCTATCATTTTAAGTCCTTTCGTATTCCCTGTCGCATTAGCTTGTAAGTTTCTTGACTCTATTCCGTTAGTTACAGGAACATTACCAGAGTTTGTAGTATCCCAAAAGTAATAAGATTTTGAGCTCATAAAAGGATAGCATAAATCACCAGCTGATGTTCCTATATTAGTAGCTAAAGAATTTCCAACTAAATTATATCCACTAACAAATCCTGTTTGTGCGTTAGACTGACTATATACTTGATTAAATTTAGATAAATAAGAAGTGTTATCTACAGCTAAGTTATCTAACTCATCATCACCAAAAAGTAAGTTAAGGTTTACTGTTTTACCATAAAAAACTATTTTATAAGCAAAAGGAACTCCATTTTTCATGCTTACGCTATTTAAACTAAGGAATCCTTTTTTATAATCCTCTCCATTTATCTTTATTAATGCTTCTCTCTTTACTCTAGCATCATAACCACCTATAATATCAAAATTATAGTAGTGTTTAAATATTAGGTTATTAGGAGAACTAGCAGGTACGCTAAATTGCTGTGTAAAGTCAGTAAATACCTTCGCTATGTCTCTAATATCCTGTATTGAGTTAGTTATATTAACAGATTCTTCTGAAAAGATATCTAATCGCTTATAAGTTACAGTTTCGCCAAATCCTGCTGTATTTATGTATATTTCTACTTCTCTACGCATATTATCTTACGTTGTTTATCTTATCAAATGCAAATTCTAGTTCTATTGTGTAATTTATTAGCTTATCATCTAATTTAGTCTTAAAAGCAAGGCTAGATGAGGTTAATCTAACTGGTAAAGTCTTTTCATTGTATTTTATCCATATTTTGTCACTTAAAGACATCTGCCTAAATACCTCATTGTAAGATTCTGGATAGAATCCTGTATTTAAGCTTAATTTTTCTTTAGCATTAACGTGAAAAGTGCTATATTGATGTCTGTTAGTTGCATAACCACTAGAACCATTAGTACCTATTAAGTTAGACTTAAACATCTCGTCCTTCTTAGTCATACTAAGGTTGTTTCTCTTAAAGAACCATAAATCTTGATAAACACCATACTTATTGATAAACGTAACCTTATGAGGTGTGTATTTACATTCTTCTATATTTTGTATTTTTAATACGCTAAGACCTTCTACTGCATTTACTATAACCTCATCAACTGGGTAAATAGTTTCATTCCTTAAAAATCGTTGTATACAAGCATTATCCTCAAATGTTCCTCCAGAATCCTCTACTCTACCTCTATAGCTGTCTATGTCTGCTGAAGCAGTACTTACATATTGTATTTGGTCTTGTATTTTTAAATTAGCAGTAGGAGTCCATACATATATTTGCTCCCCTTTGTTAAAGAATGCAACAGAAGTTGTATTTTCATTATCTATAGGGATTCTTAATGGATTATCATCTGGTTTTAGGATAGTTGTGTTTGATTGTAAGTATCCTTGTAAAAACTGAGGATTTGAGCCATCTTCAAAGTAACCATATCCATAAAAGGCTCTATTACCAAAACTTTCTACTATAGTTCCTGCTGTTGTTCCTGTAAACGGTGTTATTTTATAATCTACATAAACTGTTGTGTTATCTGTGCCAGAACCATTAAGACTTGGGTATATGCCATCAAAAGCTGCTGGTATGTAGTCTCTTATAAGTTCACTTATTTCAAAGCTTAACTTAGTACTAATTGCTGTTGAACTTAGAGTGTATTGTGGATTGCCTTGCCAAGTTGTATTTGCTAGACCTGTGTATATTTTCATTTCTAATGTAGCACTTGTTAGACCTACTACTCCTACTTGGGCAAAGTATGGACTTCTTACATTTATTTTAGCCATTTGTTTTTATTTTATCAAATTCTTTTGTTAGTTCCTTATTAAACGCTTCTAATATAGTATCATCAAATTCATCTAATGTGTTGTTTATTGCTCTGTCTATAAAATTACTTCCTTTATATCCTAATCTTTCTATTATTCCTCTACTAGATATACTCCTACTAACAAGAAACGCTATCTTATTATAGTTTGATTCTGTGCGTTCAATATATCTTTTAGTTTTATAATCTTTTAATTGTACACCTCTAACTTTTAACCATTCTTTTATCCTGTATCCATTAGCAGGTCTACCTCCTTTACGGATACCTTCGTCTATAGCTCCACCATAACCATCCATAGTTATTGTTAAAGCATTACCAACAGCTTTGCGTTTAATACTTGCTGATAAATTACCAGTAGCCATAGTGCCATCTGTCTCTAACTGCTGCTGAAGTCTATCTACAACTTGGTCGCCTAGTCTTTTAAGTGCTATTGTTATAAAACTAGAGTCCATTAGCAGATACTTATATCATTTCTCATTATTATATTTATATCAGCTCCCCATCCTACTAATTCATTCTCAAATCTGTCTTTAAATGGTTGAACAGAGATATTCTCGTCTACTTGCAGTAATTCTGCTCTTAAAGTACCTCTTTTTAGCTTAGAGTAGATTAAATTCACTACTTGCAACTGTGTATTCATTATATCCTGTAAATTATCGTTGCCATAAAACAAATCATAGCTATAATCCTGTTTATTGTAGTCTAATATGTCTGCACATAGTACTTGAAGCGTAAAAGTGATAGTATTTGAGCTTATTACAGCATTTGAGATGTTTAAGTGTGTTAAAGGGAATATATCTGTCTTATTTAGGTTAACTTCGGTAATATCTCCGAAACTAACACTATTAACGTGCTTATTTAATCTTAATTCGTCCTTTAACTTGTCTAATAAGTCATATACTTGTGTCATATCTATTTTTTATGTGCTCTTTTTATTAAAGCATTCTCTAAATTTGTTTTATCCTTTATATATTCCAAATACATCAAACAGGTATGTATCGGAAGTCTTGTAGCTTCGTCAATTCTAGCTGCATCTTCTTTAGCGATTGTAAATATTGATTGATACCAACCCCACTTTTGTCCAAAGTTCGCTTGAGCTGAGGTGGAACTCCCTGTTTCTTCAACACCTTCACTAAATAATCCACCGTATAGCTTGGTAATTTTCTCCCTAAACGATAAAAAAAAACCATCGCCCCTATCGCTACATTAACTGGCATATCTAACATTACATCGGAGTACTTATTACTCCCTTCATAATCCATCACTCTATAAAACTCCTTCTTCTTAAAGATAACAGGTCTGAATAAGACAGCCATTGCTTTATGCATCTTCTGCCAATCAGATATATTACTATCTAAATCAATAAACTCTCCAAATGACATCTCATCTAGCTTTGGTATAAAACCAAACTCAACAATAGTCTCTTCTCCATACTCATCTTTAGCAGACATCTCAAATCTGTTGACTAAAGGTGTCTTTTCATCAAAACATCTATTTACTGTGTCAATAGCAAAATCAAAGTTGTTTATAGGTACTTTAAAAGTATCTTCTATATCTAGGTTACAAAATATCTGTAACATCTTTGTCTTAATATACACCTCATCTTCCTTATCCCATTTATCTAACACT